ATAATTGTGGTCGTCACATATTTTTACAGCCTCTATATCATGCTTACCACACCACCAAGACTTATTGCCCATCTGGCTTGGCTTTGCATGACTACAGTTATGACAAGCTGCTGGGTAAGTTTCTCCTTCCCAACACGCACTTCTTTTGAAGCACGTCTTACAACGCCAATCTGTAGCTGTAGCTGATAATCTCCTTTCATTACCTTCTAAAACTATCTTTATTCTACGTTGTAAATCTGCATATTCAAATTCATCATAGTCAACTATCTCACTAAGATACTCGCTAGTATTTTTATTGTAAGAAACAAAACATGACTTATGTATTTGACTTAAACCCATTATCAATTGCATCTGTGCAAAGTATTTAGGATCAGAAGATTTCACACCATACTTCTGACACTTCTTCCATCTGGCATCATTCATACTTTTTATTTCTAGTATGTGATTAATACCATCTAATACTATGTTACCATCTGCATTACCCATTACATGATCACCAAAGTCTGAGTATCTAAACTGTTTACCTGTTACATCATCAACTTCTTTAACATCATAACCTGCTAGTTTTAAATCTGCTACAACATCTTCTTCTATTCTATGACCATCTCTAAATATTCTTTTTAATTTTGGTATTATCTCTGACTCTGGATATCCACGAAGACACAAAGCTAAGTATTGATTACAAGGATTACCAACACCTGATGCACCTATGTAACGTCTTGTCTCTTCTCTTGGCTCATCTGCATAAGCATCATTGATTGCGTCTTCTATCTTTTTAGAATTACCTAAATATTCATCTATGTTCATTTATAATCCTTATATCTTCTTCCTGCATATATTCTGTCTTCTTCTTCTTTGGACACTAGTCTTGTTTTATATCCTCTTTCTGCAACTTTCATGCGTGTATCTTCGTTCAATGATTTAGCTTTCTTCTTTGCTTTGATCATCAAGCTTCGATAATCCCTCTGTCTGTTCGTCTTCTTCAACTTTTGCAACCTCATATATTCCTGATGCTATTTCTTCTAACTCTTTTCTTGTAAGGTTTGAAGCCTCTTTTGTCTGCACATCTACTTGTGCATATTGCATTGATACATCAGGTATAACTTTGTTAAGCAATGCAGAAAAAACTCTTGCTTGTGTAGGAGTCCACTCTCTCTTACCTTGTAATACTTCTTGTGCCATAGTAAGATTCTTGGTCATCTTCTGTGATATCTTACCCCTCAGCAAAGATACTTGCTGAGGAGTAAGTGTTGGTGTTTTATCTGACATTAAAATGGTATTTTGTCTTTGTCTGCTGACTCATTCAAGGAGGAATTAGGTTCAACAGCGTCAGAATGAGATGGAGGATAATATGCTCCAAATCTTTTAACCCTACTACCCTCTCTCTTCATACCAGTGTTGTCAGTATATTCATCTTTCTCTACGTGTACTCCCACGCTTAATCCTCTCAGAGAAGATATATCACCAGGTTTGTCTGGGGATGGGTGTCCACCATGCGTTAAGAGAGCTTTTAGTTTCTCCCTTCCCCACTTTTGAGCATTAGATTTATTTTGTTTTTCCTCACTGCTCAAACTCTCACCAGCAGGAACATGTACGTTGATAAAATCTTTTATACTTGCTCCTGATCCTAGATCTTTTAATTCAACAACAACTTGCTTACCACCAGTACGTGTATCTCTCACCTCTGCTGATACTATATCACAAGTATAGTCTCCTGCTTTTAATATTGTTCCACCACTTGATTCTTTTTGTGCATCAACACTTTCAAGTGATAGCTCTCTAAATGAAAATGACATTACGCAGCCTCCTTTTTGTTTTTAGGTTTGTCTTTCATTAAATCAAATATTTCAGTAATGTCTGAAACTCTCATTACTGCTTCTACCTTTCTGTGTGGATCTCTTACTTTTCCATGCCATCCACGAACTTCATCACACACAACAAATCTTTCAATAGTTGGATCTGTTCTATCACCATCAGTAACACGAACACCGCAGAAGACGTTATCAAAGATACCTGGAAGTTGCTTTTGCACACCAGAACCTTTTATCATTGCCCAGTAATCCGTCTCACCATTGTCATCCTTTTCTTCTTTTGCTAATGCTGTGACTAATACATTGTAAGGTAGATCTCTTATCCACTTAATACTACCAAGCATAAGTCTTTGATTATCTCCCCACATAGCAAGTTTATTCCTGCTATCTCTGTATTCATGTTCAAGGTGAGTTATAAGTCTATCAGATAATTCTGTTAAACTATCTAACATAATCCACTTATATTTCTGTTCCTTAAATTCTTTTGAGTCCATGATTTTACATATACCTCTGAATGAGTATATGTTTTCTTCAGGACTATTCTTCCCATCCCAAGACGTGAATGGTAGGTAGTCAATATCTTCACTCATTACAGAACGAAGACCACTTTCACCACTTATGATAAATCCTTTACCATAATATTTTTGCATATTAATTGCTTGGGTTGTCTTTCCCCAACCATGATGTCCGTATAGTAATGTTTTTTGTACACCTGCATTCTCAACTGCTGATGTTGTCATAGGTTTAAACGTCATTCAAACTCCTTACCTCTATTGAAGGTTTTACATGTTTAATTGTTAGTGCTTCATCAAGTTCTTTTTGTTCAGTTGTCGTTAGATTTTTATAGTTCTTACGATGAACACTAAGATTTTGATTCACAAAGTGTGGTATACTCGTACCATATATAGCCTGTAATTTAGGACTATCCCAAATCCAGTTCTCTCTACGTTTAAGAGTAACCTCAAAGTTATTAGACTTTTTCGTATGCACGCCTGCTGTGTCAGGTAAAGTTTTAATTATCTGTTCAAATACTGTTTTCTTTTTAAAGTCTAATTTATCAATCTGACTTGAAAGACTTTCATATTGTGAACACAGTTCATCAAAACTTTTCTGCTCTGGAGTTGATACGTTTTTGTCGGTGGTAGTTCCATCTTCATTGACGACTACCTTAAATGGATCGTATTCTTCCATATATATCTCCTTAAGTTAAAGTTATGACGGATAACACTGTTAGCCAATCATTAATAATTTATGTGTATTGTATTGACGACAGGTTGTCAATAAGTATATATAAAAAAAAAGGAGGTATATGAGATTCAATATATCAAAACTAATCAACGATTTAGGAGGAGCTACAGAAGTAGCAAAGAAAATAGGTAAGCATAGAACTGCACCATACGGCTGGATAAATAGAAATAAAATGTCCACAGAAACTTTATCATTAATTAAAAAAAACTTTAAGGTGAACATAGATGAATACTTTGAAACTAGCAACTAACACAGAAATTACAAATGAAGCACTAGAATATCTAGAGAGAGGATGGTCGGTTATACCGATCCATCCGAGTAAAAAATTACCACTAATAAAATGGAAAGAATATCAAACAAGACACGCAACAGAAGAAGAGATAGATAATTGGTTTAAACAATTTCCTGATGCACAAGTTGCAGTTGTTACAGGAAGTATATCAAACTTAATTGTTGTTGATGCTGATAGTGAAGATGCAAATAGATTTTGTAAAGCTAATAATTTAACTTCACCTTTCTCTGTAAAAACAAAAAGAGGTTATCATCATTACTTCAAACATCCAGGTGTTGGTTACAAGAAAAAGAATGCAACAAATTTATTTGGTGTAAATAATTTAGACTTACGTGGTGATGGTGGTTATGTGTTAGCACCTCCAAGTCATGGAAAAAAATGGGAACCTTTTACAATTGACTGGGAGGATATGCCTATTTGGGTAGGTGAAGGTGACTTAGTAGACGTTGATTTTTCGTGGGAAAACCTTGATTTATCGAACATTCAAGTCAAATCTCCAGAAGATTATTTACCTACATGGGAAAGATTTGAAAACATTGTAAGTAAGAATGGTAAGCTAGGTGAAGGTGATGGACGTAACGATGCATTGATCAGATATGCAGGTGAGAAAGTTAATAAAGGAATTATAGGTAGACAACTTAGAGAACTGTGTAACAAATTTTGTGACACATTTTTTACACATAGTTTAGATAACGAAGAGTTTGAAAGAACAGTTGGTAGTGCAGAAGAAATGCACAAGCGTGAACATCCACATCTATATGATGCTGATGGATCAAGAGTTAATAAAAAATTTAAACCTATATATGCAAGTGATATAGAATCATTAAAAGAAAAAACTTCTAACCAAAGATATTTAGTTGATCCTTTTTTACGACCAGCATCTATCATACAAGTGTATGGTTATTCTGGTCATGGTAAATCATTTATAACTTTGACAACAATGTGGCATCTATCTTTAGGTAAAAACTTTGGACCATTTGAAATCAATGCACCGATGAGAGTTTTGTATATGGATTTTGAAAATGGTGCATCAACTGTTACTGACAGACTAGATATCATGAACAAGTCTTATGGAGATCCAGATGTTAACATGATGTATTGGTCATCAGCTTTGATTAAATCTGAAGATGGTGGCGATATGAATTTACAAACAGAAGAAGGTGTTGAGATCCTCCAGGGTTGGTTAAATGAGTTGAAACCAGACGTGGTAGTTATTGACACTGTGCGTACAGCTTTCCCTGGTTTGATGGAGAACAATGCAGAACAGTGGGCAAGAATAAATAGTATATGCCTGAAGATCCGTAACAACGGATCGTCAGTTATTATGTTACATCATGCTAACAAACCAACACAAGACGGGCTAGGTAGAGAGGCTGGGTCAACTAACCAGTTGACTGTCGTTGACCAACAACTAAGAATTACTCCCATTGTGGAGGATAAAGAAATGGCTAGAATCAAGGCTGCTAAGCACGATCCTGCCAAAATTATGTCATTGAATCAGTTATTAGAGGCAGACAGCAGGCTAGGTTTATCTATAGAAATGTCTTATGGAAAACTTCGTGACCATACGGACAACCATGCTACTGTTGCAATCGGTTTTGCAGAAAGATTATCTAATGGACAGCAGTATATTATCTCAGAATCTTCACCTAAACAAAAGGTTTTAAAGATGAGTTTATCTGGAGAATCACCTGTAGATATAGCAAAATTATTAATGATACCAACTCGTACAATAAAGAGGTGGCTTGGGCTAGATGAAAGTTAACATTGATAAATACCCTATTGTCAAGATTACGTGGGTTGATGCAACTGATGGCGATTCTGGTTGGGTTTCCTTTGATGATATTATTAATCACAAGCTTTCTACTGTTGTGGATATTGGTTGGCTTGTCGTCAAAACTAAAGAAAAAATTATACTTATGTCTAGCTTTGGTGATCATGCTGATTCTCCTGAAGGAGGTAGGTATACTGCAATCCCATCTGGCTGGGTAAAGAAGGTAGAATATTTAAGTGTTGAATCTGTTAGGGTGGTAGAATGACTACGCTACGGCTTCGCCTTCACTAACTTTACTCTGCAAGACATCGCCTTCAGCGATGGCTTGCTACGCAAAGCAAGCATTCTACCAAGAATTTTAGACTTGTCAACCCCCCTAGATTTTGTGTATAACTTTTAGCACAAATACTACATATAGGTATTGTATGAAACACAACTATAGGACATATGCCAAAGCGAGTACCTGTTACGAATCAGGATTTGGCTTGGCTACGTCAGAATGCATCAACCATAACTGTGAAAGACGTATCAGCTTACTTCAACTGTTGCGTGGACACTGCAAAAAGAATCTTACACCGAAATGACATTATACATTTTGATGGAGCTAAGTACGAGAAACGTAGAGATCACGATTTAAAAATGTGGAATCGACCCTGTATGGGTTGTAAGTCTACTGAGTCTCGACCAAAGAATCAATACTTCTGCGATGTGTGTCGTGAAAGAAACGACATGGACAACGACCATGATGGCTGGGTGTAATGGGTACACCGTTACAAACCGTTACCAACTTCGGAGGCTAAGACGTGGCAAAATATACGTATTTCGAGACAGGCGATCCATTCTCTGAGTGGCACAGGAAACAAAAGGGAATAAGACAGATAGATATAGATGGATGTGAAATCTGTGAACACTGCTATGAACCACTGGCATTGACAGAGAATGCTTATGATATTGGGCAAACATTCAAAGCATTCTGGACAACAAGATTGCTGGCATTGAAAGCAAACATACCAGCATATTGTATACTGTATAAAGTAGATGAGGCTACTGAGAATAGAGATATTGTTTCTCTTAGAATAAAACGTATAGCACCTGTAGTATCAAAAGAATACATCACAATAGATCCTGAAGATTTTAGGAAAGAGTTATTAAAACTACATGAGAAACATAGATTAGTTTGTAAGGTATTGAATGAGTGGAAAAGCACCGAAGCGTAAAGGTAGTGGCTACGAAAGAGAGGTAGCAAACTACATGAAAGAAAAGATAAACATTGATGCTTCTCGTACACCTATGAGTGGCGCAATAAATAATCTACGTGCAGACTTGATGGGTACACCACATCTACATGTTGAGTGTAAACGCACAGAAAAATTCCAAATCTATGCTGCACTAAAACAAGCTGAGGTTGCTAAGAAAGACGAAGAATTGGTTGCTGTTATGAATAGACGTAACCAGATGAAAACAGGCGAGTCACTTGTCGTTATGAGATTAGATGATTGGCTTCCCCTGTATGAATCATACTTAAAAGAGAGAGGTGCAAAATGAAACTAAACTTCTGTGTTGCTTGTGGCACAGGGGATAACTTAATTTACCACCACCTTAAACCGAAGGTTTATGGTGGAGAAGACAGTGACGATAACTTACTAACCCTATGTCAATATCATCATGGTATCATACACTCTTATGAGTGGCGTGGTAATCTTAGTGAACTTATTAAACATGGGCAAGCTAAAGCAAAAGCTGATGGTAAGCGTGTACATGGTACAACTGAAGAAATGGAAAAACTAAACGATTATCAAAGACAAGAGTGGATAAAATATTGCTGTCGTCTTAAGCCGTTTCTCATACCTGGGATAAGCAGGCGTGAACAGGCTGAGATATGGCAGATAAGAGGCTTTCGTAGATTTAAGAAATATAAAGGTAAAGAAGGAACGTGGGACGAAAGCAACGTAAGAGATGTAATAAAGTGTCTTGAAACAAATAAACTATTAGGAGGTTAACATGCCAAATGTCGGTGGAAAAAAATACTCATATACAAAAGCAGGAATGAAGGCGGCTAAAAAAGCAGCTAAAAAATCTGGTAAGAAAATGGTTATGAGTAAGCCAAAAGCAAAAGGTAAAATGAGAGGTTACTAATGGCTTTACAATTTGCAGAAGATAAAAGTGAAGATATAAAAATCATGGCTAAGACTATGTGGGGTGAAGCACGTGGCGAATCTGAAGAAGGGAAGATTGGTGTTGCGTGGGTTATCCGTAATCGTGCAGAGAATCCATGCTGGTGGGGTAAGACTGTTGCTGGTGTGTGTTTGAAGAAGTGGCAATTCTCTTGTTGGAATGCCAACGATCCTAACTCTGACAAGATTGCAAATCTAAGTGATGATGAACTATCACCTTTTATTGATATAGCAGAATCAGTATTAGATGATAGTGTGTCTGACCCAACAGGTGGAGCAACACACTATCACACTGAGGCAGTTGATCCTAAGTGGGCAGTGGGTAGGGAACCTACATGTACAATTGGGCATCACCTCTTTTATAAGGATATAGGATAATGTGGCAGTTACTAGCAAAGCCATTGCTTGGTGTAGTAGCAGACGGAGTCAAAGGTTTCGTTGATACTAAGAAAGCAAAGGCTGAACAAAAATTAACAAAGATAAAAGCTGAAACAAAACTGATGGAAGATCAGATCAAAGGCAAAGTAGGATGGGAACAGAGTGCCGTTGATCAAATGAAAGGATCGTGGAAAGATGAGGTAGCATTAATTGTACTACTTCTTCCAGCCGTTTTAGTATTCACGCCTTTACAAGATCACGTACACAAAGGCTTTATTGCACTCCAAGATTTACCGTCATATTACCATAACTTGTTGTACATTGCGATATCTGCCAGCTTCGGCATCAAGGCGGGAGCAGGTGCAATGAGTTTGTTTAAGAAAAAGTAAAGTCGAGTTGTCGTTAACGGCAATCAACTTAATTTATCTACAATAACTTGGTGATCTTTACGGCTTAACTTCGTGTACCTTCTTACCATGTCAAGATTGCTGTGTCCCATCAGGTCGGCTATCGTGGTTTCACCAACACCAAGACGTTTAAGTTCAGTACCATACGTATGTCTATGGTCGTGAACAGTATAGTCTTTTATACCGATTACATTACATACTCGCTTGTTGTGATTGCGTAGCCATTTCGCTGAAAAAGGTTTGCCTATGTATCTGTGTGAAGATTTATCTCTATGAACAAACACATAGCCAGAAGTGTTGAGCTTTACTGTTGATAATATTGCTTGAAGTTTTTTAGGTATGTTGACCACTCGTTTATTCTTTCTTCCATACCTACCCTTGTGTGATGTTTCTATGATGAAGTGATCGTGAAACAAGTTGTGTGCTTTGAGTTGTCTTGCTTCGCCAGAACGACAACCAGTATACAATATGAACGATAGTATTCCTATCTCATCGCCTTGTAATTCGTTTAAGTATTGTTTTTTTTCATGGGGGAGTAAGTGCCTATCTCTTGCGTCATCTACTTTAGGCATTATTATTTTGGGAATCTTGACCATTAAACCAAGATCACATGCGTGATTCAACACTGCTTTGATGATGTTTAAATCTCGTTTAATTGTAGATGATTTGTTGTGCTTGTGTATTCTGTTGACATATCTCTTTATGTCTAAAGAGTTTATAGAATCCAAGTCTTTCTTTCCTAGATGTTTTGATTGTCTGCGTATGAGTATCTTATCTGTATCACTCATATCCTCGTTGATGTAATGCTTTATAGCATCATTAAATTGATTCATGTTTACCCCTGTATGTTATACAATACACATACAGAGGTAAACTTATTGTGTCAAGTCATAAGATACTCTTTACATAATCTTTACCTTTATCGGTAAGTCTGTAGACAAATACACCCTTGCGTCCATCAACTTCTTGCTTCTCTCTCTCAACCATGTTGTTGTTGCTTGACTTGTATATCTCAGCCATCACTTCCAACATGTCTATATCCTTGTTGTCTTTCTGCAACAAGTGATGAATAGATTTTGCTGTGCGTTTCAAGATACCTTTCTTCTGCCACAGATTGAATAACACCATGTCAGTAATAGCGTTGAAAGGTTTTTGACTTTCATTTGCCAACCAAGTTCTAGTGTCTGGATCAATCGTAGTTTTCTTGTATGTTTCTTGTTTTGGTTTCGTCTTACTTGGTTTGGATATCGAAGCCTCTGGCTTCGAATCCAAAGATTTCTTTGGGATAAAACTCATTTGTGCTTCTTCGTAAGACAACACAATCTTCTTTGCTTTACTTACTGACAGATAACCTTCATCTATCAATACTTGTAATGCTTTGTTTACTTTATTCTTAGGCATTGTGTACCTCCTCTATAAATTTTGGTTTGTTAGTCTTTGTCCACTTGTGCATTTTTGTTTTTGCAAAAGTGTAGTATCGTTTATAACCCATGATAGTATCATCAAGAGTTCCACCGTCTTGTTTGTATTCATCAGGCATACATTGTGGTGGCACTGTGAAATCAAATTGTGGAAATGAATCTACAATCTTGTTTGATAATGCAACCACTGATATCTCACACAATGCGTCAATACCTTTGTGTGCAGTACCAAATCTATTGTGCCATTGATTACCTAATCCCATACCATGAGATACAGCCCACTCGAAGTTTGCTACAGAATCTCCAACCCAAATAGTCATAGGGTGTTTCTCGTATGCAGATTTGTATGGAGCCTCATCATGTAGTCCATGTCTGTGCAACGCTGTTGAACACATCTGTGCAACTTCGACAATCAGTTTACCTATATGCTTATCGCCATACATAGATGAAGCACGTAGTGGATTTTTGTCTAGGAAAAATATATTCATATCAATTCTCGTCAGTTAGTTTGTTTATATGTAACCAGATATAATTAGTTTTCTTTTTAGAATACTTTCGTATTCGTAGGAACACTAGAATCTTGTTCATTAATTTTATCATCATTACCCCCTTGTATTTGATGTGATAGTTTATTACCCCTACGCAACCAATCTGGAACAAACATATTGTTTGTGTAGTCTTTGAAACTTGGTATCCTACCCAAGTCCTCGAACACATGTTGTTCTCCAATGTATCTCGTAGGTATTTCTTTTCCGTCTGAGTTTGTGATGGTAGTTCCAAATTCTTTTTCAAGCAGGAAGATACCCTCACTATGATGTCGTAAACTTCTGTGTCTAAAATCAGCAACCATAGATTTACTTTCATCAAACCATTTGTGTAAAGGCAGATAATCTTCTGCCTTTCCACCATATTTTTTAGCACTAGATTTTGCATGTTCGATTGGGTGTGCCATTAGATACTCACTCTCTCTTCTTCGGTAGTCTGTATGTTCCAACCATGCTCAACCTTTATCTTGTTTTCTGTTGAGTTCCATCTGATTGTACCACTACTACCATCATTGATTTCCCAACCACCATACATAAGTGAAAGAATATCATAAGCTAAATCTTTAAGTACATCTTCAAACGTCATCTTGGATTCGTTCTTCTTATCTCTCCAACGAGTACCCTCTTTAGATTCTTTACCATATCCTTCCCTTTCAAATGATAAGTACTCTGGTGGTATACTATCATTTGTATTTCCATCTTTGGTAAAGTTGATGTGAACATCTTCTATCTCCCCATCATCTGCATACCCAGAGTAATTAACTTGAAAGTTTCGTATGTTGTGTGCTTTCAACCAATTCTTGTAGGTATCCATTCCACTATTGAATATGAACAGAGAATCTTTCTGTTCTTCTTCAATCTCTTTCATCATCTTTTTCATATCTGGTAATTTACTACTCATTTATAACCTCGCTTGTTTTTGTGTAGTGTGATTTGTCGGGATCAAAGACGACAGAATCCTTGACACAATCTCGAATCCATTTACGCAGCCCACGATAATCACTACTGTTTATAACTATCTGACGAACATCAAAACTCTCTATGATGTTATCAAATACTTCATCAACAATATCAGTTATGGTTTCATCATGACTTGATACTGTTGGTCTTGGTCGTGCAACCTTCTTCTTGTTTTTAGCAGGCTTCATCTTGTATGAAGGTAAGTAATCATCTTCTACAATCTCGTTCTCGTTGTATAAGAATCCACCTAGTCCATCTTCCCACAAGTCGTCTTGCTGTGTCGACCAACCATCATCACTTTGCTTCTCCTCATTACCCATAAGTTTGTTGAGTTGAGAATCTGCAATAGTATCTTCTATATCTTTAGTTTTGTCTGACATGTTTCCCCCTATGCAAAGTCAAACATAGAATCTAATCGTTCAAAAGTTTGCTCTTGTTCGATTCTATCCTTGTCTATTATTTTTCTGTCCTCTTCCCACAATGGAAAGATTACCTTTTCGTAATACAGATCGCCATAACTTCTTTGCTCTCTATATGATTGTCCATATCCGAAACCTTGTTTAGAGAATACCTCTTCTCTACCATCAGCTTTTGGATTACGTAGTTGTCCATCAACAAGGTCTTTCTCCTCATGTTGTAGACTAACAAGTTGCCACTTCATCTTCATCTGATTCATTTCTTCATCTTCAGTTTTATCAACATGAAATTCAGTGAATTGATACAGTTGGTTATCACTTGTAAAGCATAGAGTACCAACAGGTACACCTAGCATATTTATTTCTGTAGTTTTCATACGAGGAAAACATACAGTTTGTGGGTTGATATCTTCATCATCTTTCACGTCTGGTCTATACCAACCATTGACCTTACATTTGTAAGACCACGTTCTTGATTGTCTACCATAACCCCACAAGGCATCATCTCCTGAAATTTTCAGTAGCTTTACAACTCTACCACTGTATAGTTTTGCGTGTGTACCAATAGGAAATTCAGACCAATTAAATATTGGTCTTTCCTTTGATACCACTATTGGATTTAGTTTTTCTTTTGAGGACATATATAATTACTCCTATAAGTTTCTTGTTGTTTTTGCTTATCTGCAACTCATCTGCAATAAGCATTACCTCTCTCCAAAATCTCGGACTCATGTTGCCATGTTCCACTGTCCAAGAAAGAGGTATTGTAAAGTGCCTATACTGTTTCATCTTACTGCTCTCGCATTACCTTTGATCAAATCAGCATTGTCAATTACAAATCTTTCTCCAAGTAATCTTTTAGCTAGCTTATCCATGACTGTCTTTGACAACTCATTGATATCTTGCACGACTACATAGTCTGGGTAAAATCTTTTAACAGCATTTGAATTGATACCGATACCCATGATGTCGATACCTTTCTTGATTGCATAATCAATAACATCACGAAGCCATATGTTGCTTGATTCTGTTGAGTGACCATGATGTTGAGGATAACCATCAGACAATACAATCATAACCTTTCTTCTCTCTGGTCTTTCAAGTAATCTCTCGGTAGCAACAAGCACTGAACAACCATCTGCATTACAGCTACCATGATTACTAGCAACACGAAGCATATTACCAAGTGGTCGTCTTGCGTCATTCATTCGGTCATCAAATGATTTGTAAACATAAGTATCTATTGGTTGTGTTCTGCCATATTCTCTACGACCATAACCAACTGCATCATAGTCTTGTTCATTGTAGTTTGAGCCAGTAGCAAACCCAAGTATCTCAAGACTACAACCACACTTGTGTATTGATTCACACAAAGCGATACATGATTGCATAGCCAATCTCATCTTGTCCCCACTCATACTTCCAGAGTGATCAACAACAACAGACACAGCAGTATCAAGTTCCTTGACATCTTCTCTTATCTTGTAAACATTTGGTATACCTTGGTATGCTCCGACAAGTCTTTTACTGTCTAGTCTACCAACCTCATGTCCACTTTCCCAACCTCTCATTTGTTGGCTCATCAATGCTCTCTCAAGCTTACGTCTCATGACACCCATCTGATTACCAAGCATGTTGAATACCTTTTTGTATTTCTCATCACCACCATCAAGTGCCATAGTAAGTCCATAAGTTTCATCATCACCATAGTAATTCTTGTACTTACCTTTCCTATCTGTAGCATGATGTATCTTGTCTGATGATTTTGCTTGAACAGTAAACTTGTTGATGTCGTAATCAACACTACCAGTCCACTCCTTGACACCAAGTTCCTTCTGTATATCAAGTGATGGATCTATTGGATCATCTGACATACCACTCTTGTTGATACTTGAGGCATGCTTTCCTTCATGATTCTTAAAATCACTGTTGTGTTCAGAAGCTTCATTGCCGTCTGATTTTGTACCAGATTCGGAATCTTTGATGGTTTCTCCCATACCCAAATCAGTTCCAGATATCATAGCATCAGCAATCTTCTTGGGTAATTCTTCTTCGCCTTTCTCTTTACGAATCATGTTAGCAATACTGATTGCACAAGTGACCATGTCTTTCGTATCACGCATACCATCAACCATATCAACCCAATTCTCAACCTTGTCTCGTATCTGCTTTGGCAAAGTATCAAGACATTTGTCGTTGTCTGAATTGTATCCAAGTCGTTGTCTGCCTTCCCATGTCACAGCAACAGCACCAACCTTTGTGATGTCGTCAGCAATAGACCCCTTCTCTCC